ATATCCATTATCTCTTCTAGGGATCTTTTTTTACCAGAAAGGTAGTTTCTTACCCCTCTTATTATATCTCCTATGTTTTTATCTGGTCTTAGTGCCGCTAAATCTCCCATAAATTCAGCTACAGTTTGTTCTCCGCCTCTCATACCTTTCATTGTACTAAAAGCTTCTATATTTAAAGCCTTTAATGCAATGGTCATATCGAGTACGTCCGTAACCTCAAATGGGGTTTTAGCTGCCAAATTTAATGCTTGTTGTGTTTTAACTCTAGCTATATCCATTGAACCATAAAAAGCAGATAAAGTTTTTCTTGCTGATTCAAACTGTGACCCTACATTTATTACACCAGCTATTAAACTTTTAAATAGACCTAGAACTCCTACTATTTTAGAAGAAGCATTATCTGTGAAATCTAATACTATCCCTAAACCAAAAAAACTGTCCACATGGATACCTCCTAACGTTATTTTTTCATTTCCTCCCGCTCTTTTTCATGTTGCATTTTAATCATATCCACCCATTTTTTTCTCTCACTTCGTGATAGGTTTCTTATAGTATCCCTATCCCAGTGATAAATATAAGCTAAGGTATGCATCTCCACGTAGGCAATATCTATATGAGCGTTCATTAAAAAGTCATAATCAAAATAGGTGGTTAAATAAAATTTGTTGCATTTAAAGAACCTTCAAATTCAGTTAAACAACTAACACATTCAACCTTAACTTTTGGTTGTACTCCACACATATTATCTTTCAGTAAAGTGAATAAATAATCTCTGTCCTTAATAGAAAGTTTTCTCATTATCTCGTTAGTTACTTGAATAGTTCCTAAAGATTTTATACATCTAGTTAACATTAAAGTATTTGCTTGACCTAAATTCTTTCTTGCCATAGGGTCTAATATTTCTCTATCTAAACCTTTAGGTAAGTGTAATACTCCTGACCTATGAATGTTACCTTGCCTATCTTTATACCCTTTTGGTAATTCGAAATGAATTTCATAATCGCCTTTAAAATGAACAATTTCTAATTCATCTAAAGCTACTTTAGTTTCTAACTTAGCCTTACATTCTGGGTTAGGGCATTGATGTGTTAATTCTAATTCTTCCCCAATTGATTGTTTTCTTATTTGTAATAAAATATAATCCTGGTCACCAGAAATAAGATTTTGAATAATATTTTTCCATTTTGTATTTCCAACTTCTTTTCTAGTATAAGAACCTATTCTAGTACAACATCTTTCTAAAAGAGTATTTATTACTTTTCCGCCATTTGATTTTATTTCTGGTTTTGATATTACTTCTTCTTCTACCCCTGTCATTTCTCGGATTTCAAATTCAGTATGAATAACCCCTTCTTCATCTTTATATCCTGCTAAAAGGTTGTGTACTTCACTTTCTTCATTTTCCATGATATAATCTTCATTAACTACACTATTATTTTTCATGTTAATTCCCTCCATTTTTTTTATTTGTTAATATAAAAGAGAGTATATTTAAATAATATACTCTCTTTTATTATATAATATTTATTTTTCCTACTCAACAAAATATTCAAAGCAAATAGTTATCCTCTCAATTGCAACCTCTTCTGATGTTCCTTCCATTTCTGGCCCTTCCCACATCTTAAACCATGCTTCTCCTAATATCCAAGTTCTTTGAGGATTACCTTCTTTATCTAATAAAGATATAGTAATAGTAGTCCTGTTGTCTGGATTATTAAAAGTTTTAACATACTGGTCATAAAGATCATTACTACCAGAATATACTCCACGCTCTAAAACTACATCTTCAACTTTCTCTTTTCCTTGTAATTTTAAAGTATGTTTATATCCACCTTCTGCATATTCAATAGCAGTTAATTCTCTTTTTAACCCTGTTACTTTGTTAAAACCTAAACTAGAAGGTAATCCTGCTATAGAAACAGTATAGTTATACTTTAGCAACGGATCTTCTAAAGTTGTTCTTGCCATAGCGTGTACTTTTAACATCTTATACTCCTCCTTTAATTATGCAGATTTTTGAACAATTTTTAATACAACAAATTCAGCAGGTTTTTTCTTAGCATAAGCAATTTCCGCTATTACTTTACCTTGGTTAATAACAGTGTCCGTATTTAAATCAGCATCACATTTTACATAAAAAGCCTCAGTTCTACTAGCACCTTTTAATCTTCCTGATAACCATTCATCATGTAAAAATGTTTCTAAAGATTCTTTCATTCTCTTCCACAATACTGAATCATTGGGTTCGAATACTGCCCAACCAGTATTTGTAAAAGCAGATCTTTCAACATAAATATCATACCTAACATCTGAAACATATCTTTTACTTGAAGTAGCTGATAAAGTTCTTGCTCCCCAAATTACTACACCTATGTTGTCCTTAGATAATATAGAGTTAATCCCTAAAGGATTTAATAAATCTTGGTTAGTGGTAGTAACATAGGTTTCTAATTCAACTGCCCCTTGAATTACACTTTCTTCTCCTGCAGGTGCTTTATGAATTCCTCTCGCATTATCAATTCTTGCATACACTCCTGCAATATGACCGCTAGGAGGAACAGTTTTTAGTTTTCCTGTTGTTGATAAAGGATCTACAACTTTAATCAAAGGATAGTATAAAGCCCCATAATCACTTGCATTAATACTATCTTGATTAGTAATCATATCACTTGCACTTTGACCACTTGGTGCGTCTAAAATTGCAAAGCAATCAGTTCTTCCTTCACAATAAGTGGTTATAGCATTAACCATAGTAGCAGAACTTTGACCTGGTACTACTAAAATATTAATTGATACAGCACTTAATATAGCCATTGCAGTTGTGTAATCATCATCGTCTAAGTCATCTGTACCGTCTACTCCTCCGCTCATTGTTCCAGTTCCTGTTGCTACAGTGCCACCAGTTTCTACAGTAATGTATTTTGATACTCCATTTATAGCTTTAACATAGTAATTATCATCAGTAGAAGTGTTAGTAACTCCCTCAAACTTTTCTACTTCTACTCCATACATTTTTATGGATATATCAAATGTACTAGCTACTGTTCCATCAGTAACAGCAATAGTTAAATCTGTATTTGCCCAAGTACCTTCGTCTAAAGCTGTATATTTTAAACCTGTTGTTACAGGTATTTGTACAGAAGCCTTATCTTTAGTGTCACTGGCTACTCTTGAAATATAAGCTCTTTTTCCACCATTCTGGAAGAAACCATATACTGCATAAGCTAAATCAAAATCTTCTAAAAAAGGTGTATCTAAACCTAAAGCACATTTTTCTAAAAATTCTGACCAACTTGTTACTTGTAATGGAGTACTCATAACACCTCTTCTTGAAACACCAACAAATCCTGCTACAGAAGTTGTAACTCTCTCTGTTGGTCTTTCTCCAGAAGATACATTCTCCACATAAACATCTGGTCTTAAATAAGTAGTCATTTATTTTACCTCCCTCATAATACTTTCATTTATATTTTCTTACATTAATTCTATCATTGTTATAGTTATTCTTTCCATACTCTTGAATCAAACCACGGTTCAGTATCATCCCATATATAAGAATAACTTGGGTTAAAAATAGTAGGATCAAAAATCCAAACTAATTTTATAACTTCTAAACTATCGCCATCAGAAGTTATAATATTTTGAGATATAGTATTAACCACTTCTCTATTCGTAACTATTTTAACTTCTTCTGAAATATTTTCGTCAACTTCAACCTTAATCATATAGCTAAAAGTTCTTCTTAATATTCTCTCATTATCCTGTCTTACAGTGTCCATAACTTCTCCGCTGTTAGGAAATTCTATCATATGACAAATCCTATTATTATCGTCTGTATCTATAACACTAAGTGTATTAAACTTACTATATAGATTTGCCCATAACATAGTTATTAACTGTATATCTTCATAATATTTTGCCCAAAAATCAATTTGATAAAATAAATTATAAGCTTTTATTCTTTTCTCTACCTGTGCAATTCCGTTTTCAATATCTTTACTAACTACTACCTTACTACGTTCTAACATTCTTTGAGGATCAGCTTTTACCAAGAATGGGTACAATGTGGCACAAGGAAAACTTTCAACTTTTATTTCCGTATCGGGCAATCTAACAAAACAAGGTAAAGAGATTTGATTATCCTCTGAATCTAAATAGTAAATATTTTGATTTACACTTTCTATTAAAGCTTTATCGACTTGTTTAAACCAAACACTACCCATTTATAGATTCACCCTCCTTTCATAACATCAGATATTACATCATACCAATCTTCTCTTACTATTTTCTTTGCTTCCAAGTAAGAAGGCCTTATTAAAGGTCGAGGTGGCATCTTTTCTGTACCATACTCCATCCATGCTAACAAGGAACTAAAATTTGCTCCACTAGGATGGGTTTTATTTCTACTTGCCCCTATAAATAAAGTGCCTCTTTTAGAATTACTTCTTACTTTAAGTGCTTCTAAGTTATCATATACCCAACCACTTTCAACATAAATAGTATCATTCCCCGATTTTTTCTTAATAGTAGAATTAGCAAGAGGTCGCCAGTTTAAATCTTGATCTCTTATATGTCCTTTCATAACTTCTAAAACTAACTCTCCATCTTCATCTAACTTTGAGTGCATAGCAACACCTAATCCGTCTTTCAGACTAGTTAAAGAAGAAATTAATCTATTCCAATCCCCTTTTAGTGCCATCGTAAATTTCATGTTAATACACTCTCCTACCTAACATTTCATATTTGAAATTAGTATCTGCCAAAGTTATCATTGGGGTAAATCTAATTATATCGTAAGTAATTGAATCATACTCCAACCTAGATTTTAATATCAGATTTTCACCTAGTTGTAAAACACTTTTATCCTCCAACTCTTTTAAAGAAAAAGCAAAAGAAGTATCATACTCTATAAACCCACCTGTGTCTTTTAACATTTCTTCTGAATTTCTTATTCTAGCTTTTCCTATTAAAGTTATAGGATCTAAGTATTGTTTAAACTTTTTTTCAGAATAAACATCATTTGAACCTAAAGTGTTATTCACTTCATCAAAAGTTAAAAAGTTTATAGTATGAGAGCCTAACTCTTCATAAAGTTCATATACTCCCTCTTTGATATCCAACTTATCTTGATCTGTCAAAGCCATTATACTAACCTCCTAACTATGATAATAGTGTAGTAAATGTTATTTCACTATACCCTTTTAGTCCATTTCTTTCTTGAATAGCTAAAGCAAAATAATATGTGGTACTAGGTGTTAATCCTGTTACTCTATACATAGTTTCATGTATATCTGTAAAAGTGTATACTTTCTCCGCATTTTCATTTATTGGATTTTCCAAATCATAAAGATCTACAATAGCCGAAGTATATTTATACAGAATAGAGTTGTAAAACTTATTGATCTTATTGATCACCCAACTTAATTCTACTGTAGTTGTTCCTACTGAATCGGCAGTTAAAGTTACACTTGGTTTTTCTGATAAGTTATAATCCCTATTAGTATAGTATCTACCCTCTATCATAAGGTTTCCCAATTTTGGCATACTACCGTTACCCGTACTTCTGTAGGTTTTTAACTCTAATTCAACCATATTAATTAATGCCATGTAATGATCAAATCTTATATTCTTTTTTAATCCGCCATCTCTACCTAAATCTAAAGGATAAAGTGGGGCAGAATTAACAGCCAACTGATAATATAACTCTTTCTTTGAAACCAATATAACTGGATATAGATATTCAGTAGGTAAGCTATCCAAAGAACCTTCTGGGTATTCTTGTGCTAACCCTACTTCTAAGACTGATTCTATATCAGAATCGGATAAAGATAGAAATAGAGGGTCAATAGGAGTAACCTCTGGATCTTGTACTTTACAACTTAACCTCATATAATCAATTAATTGCGTTTTTGTCACTTATAACACCTCTTTTCTTAAAGGGGTAATAAATAATCACCTTCAGCCAAAATTCTCTTTACATTAACAGGAACGCTATACTGTTTATCTTTTTTAAGATAATACCATTCTCCCCCAACATAACACTTGTGATCTACTCTCATTTTAACTTTAAGTTTTTTAGGTTCAACTGGTTTAACTTCATAGTCCTGTTCTTTTGGAATTATAACTTGAATATCTTCGCCTTCTATACTTAGTTCTTGATTATCAACCTTAAAATCTTCTTCAATTTCAGTTGGTATATCAATAACTTCCTCTTCAACTTCATCAATATTTTCTTCAATTATAGCCTTTTTATTTATTTTTTTTCTCATTTCTACATTACCTCCTGTTTATAATAAAAGAGGGTAGGGAATATAAATCCCTTCCCTCTTAGTAAAAATTAATGGATTAATTTATTAATCAGTAGCAGTGGTTTCTACAGATGTTTTCTGTGCTACCGTGTAACCTAAAATTGTTTGTTGTGCTACAGTTAAAGTATTAGTATCTTTTGCTACTCCCGCCGTGGTGTCAGTTGATGAACCGAATGTTACTCCTGTTGTATCAGTATCTGTAAAGGCTATTTCAAGAGTAGCATCATTAGCAGATTCTACCAATGCGGTCAATGAAATGTCAGCACCAGTTCCACCAACAGTGAAAAATGCAGATACGTCTTCGTCAGCATCTAAAGCAGTTCTAACTAACTCTCCTACTTGTGAGGCAGTATAATCTGTTTCACCTATAGCAACAACTACATCTTTAGGTGAGTTATCCATACCTGCGGAAGTAACAGTTATTGTTATATCTCCCGCACTCGGAGATACACCTGCTGTAGTATCTGTTGATGCTCCAAAAGTAACACCTGTTGTATCTGTATCGACGAATCCCATTTCTAAAGTGGCATCATTCGCCGATGGAGTAATTGCAGTTAAAATAGCACTTGCATCAGCTCCACTTACAGTGAAGAAAGAGGATACATCTGAATCCGCCGCTAAAGCTGTTCTTAGTGCTAAACCTACATCATTAACACCGTCATTCTCGGCTACTGCTACAGTAACAGCTTTAGGAGAGTTTGACATACCACTTGCGGTAACAGTCATTGTAATATTACCAGCTCCTGTACTTTCTCCTGCTGTACAAGTTATTGTTTCTACTTGCGAAGTACCTGTACCTTTTGTAGCGGAAATAGTTTCAACTTGTTTCTCACCATTAGTCCAAGCTCCGCTAAAAGTAATAGGTATTGTTACTGTACCTGATACCATAGCAGGAGTTAAATCAGCAGTTTCAATTTCTCCATCTCCTGCTGTACTTTCGGAAACAGAAACAGTAATATCCCCATTGAACCAATCATGTACATTACCTTCTGAATCTTCTAAATTAACAACAACACTTCTTGTATATGGTGCTACTCCTGATGTAGTATTTACACTTACTACCGCTCCAAGTTCATCACCACAAGTAACAGGTTCAATTTTTAATTTGAATCCTGTGTCATTTGCTTCAATAGTATCTTTAGTCAAAGTAATAGTGGAAGATGTTCCACCTACTGTATAAAGATCAGTTACACTTGCTATATCTAAAGCCGTTTTTGCTTTAGTAACAATTCCTGCTTGTTCGTCACCTTGAGCTAAGGCAAAAGTAATTTCAATGTCATCATTTCCTGTTTCAGATATTGTTAATTTTGCATTTCCCGCCGTAACTAAAGCAGTATTGATAATAACAGGTGTAAGAGTTTCTACCTGTGCAACTCCCGCTCCTCTATCTTGATCGGCTTCAACTCCGTCTACAGTTGCAGGAGTACATTTAAAGACCATATCTCCTGACATTGCTTTTGCTCTTTGAGAATCAGTACCGTTGATAGCATCAACCATTTCATTTAATTTAGCTGTCAATGGACTAGGGTTACTTTTACTATTTAATACTTCCAAGTTAGTGAATTTATTTAATGTCAAGTCATTACCTCCTAACTATAATAATATTTGTATTACAGTGTTTTAAGCTGTTTCGATAACCACACCATATTCATTATGAAGTCTACCAGTTCCCCAGATTGAGTACCAAGCTAACCCATGTTCTCTACCGAAGTCAGTTACACCATTATCTCTTAACTCAACAGGTAATGAGAAAGCTACTCCATAATACTCTTCACCAAAAATTACTGCTTGATAAACATTTACTTGGTTTCCTGCTGTACCACTTACAAGGGCTGCTTTATAACCAAACTCCCCAGAAGAAGCTGCACCGTTGCTCATAAGAGTTGTTTCAATAAACCTAGTATCATCTATTCTTCCAATTTCACCAGTAAATAATTGATCTGGTGCACCATAGTTACTAGCGTTAATCCATGCAGCGTCATCCCTTAAACCTCTTGAAGCATGAGGATGAACAAAACAAATCCAGTTTTGGTTATTAAATTTAGGAGCATTATTAGTAGCAAGAATTTCAATAGCATCCTTAACTGTAGATACCTTCAAAGTACATTCAGCAATTAAATCAGATCTTTGAGTAACTGCTGTTCCATCTTCTTTTTTAGCATAAACAACATTTGTTCCACCTAAAGCAGTATCTCTTAAATCTTCATCAAGAGTAAGAGCATAGTCCCTAGCTAAAAGAGTAGTAGCACTTGCCATGATGTTATCAAAAGAACTTTGTAAAAGTAATTCTGATACCGCAATTGCGTTACCTTTTTCAGCAACAGTGATTTGTTTCATAGAACCACTTAACTTCTTAGTAACTAGTTTAGTACCTTCTGTTAAAGTTCCACCTCTTTCAATGTTATCATAAGTAAGCATTGAAACAGTTAATCCTGGTTCTACCCCTAATTCAGTTTTTACCTCAGCAAATTGTAAAAACCTCATGTTTGGAAGAGCTTTAAACTCAATCTCTTTAGAATAAACCGTTCTTACTGCATCAGTGAATTTAACATTCGTTCCATCATTTGTTACAGCAGATGTAATTTCATCCGCATAAACATTTAATACATTTCTCATGTTCAAAAGTTTTAATAAATTCATTTCTATATTCCTCCTTTAAAATTTAAAATAGTTTTATTTTAGACCCATTTTCATACGAAATTCTTTATATTCAGCACTTCTTGGATCCATGTTTTTTATATCTTCCACTTTTAAATTCTTTGTATCAAACTTTTTAGTGTTAACGTTTGATGAAGGTATAGAACTTACAGAATTATTAGAGGATTTACCTTTCAATATTCTATCTTCCATTTCTTTATATCTTTTCTTAGATATTTCTATGGAATTATCAATATCTTCTTTGGACTCACCTAAAATCAATTCTGGGATTATTTCTTCTCCAGCTTCTCTCAACTTTTGTTCCTTGTAGAGTTTTATTTCATACTCCTCACGAACTCGATCTTCGATAGCTTGAGCATCAACCTTATTTTCTTCTAGATCTTTAACTTGCTTTTTCAAGTCCTCAATCTCTTTTTTATAAGTCTTTTCAGCCTCAGAATCTAAGTTTCCACTATTTTTTATCTTACTATTAAGAGTTTCAATTTCTTTTTCTTTCTCCGCTATTTTTATCAAATGTTCATTACAAGTTTTAGTCCACTTTTCTACTTCAGTTTCTAATGATTTGATTTTAGGATAAAGTTTATCTTTTTCCTCTTTTCTAGCTTTTGAAATTAAATCCTCATAATTTATTGTGTTAGATTTTTGAGATTGTTTAGAATTAGAAGAATCTCCTTCTGGTTTTTTATCCTCTTCTTTTTCTTCACCTTCATCAGCAAATACATTTAGTTTTGAGTTTTGATTAAAGAATTTTAAAATAGTTAATAAATTAGTTTCTCCGTTTAAAACTTTTTTAGTTATCATGTTTATTTCTCCTCCTAATAAATAATACGTTAGTTTACATTTTAATAGTACCATAATAAAAAATACATATTCAAGTAGTTTAAGTTTAATTACCTTTTACTTGTTAAATTAATTTATCCGTTTTTACCTTGAATTTCTTTTCTAACTTTTTCAATGTTAGTTTGCCCATTTGTTATACCACTATTAACTTGGGTTTCTTGAATATCATAAATTTCTGGATTTTCTTCTCTATCCCTATCTATATCGGCAAGTTTAAGATCTATATCTTCCCTATTTAATCTAGTCATTGCCCCTTTTCTGTTTTCTAAACCTAATCTCATTTCTTGCTCAATGGCTTGTAATTCTATTAACAGGTCTTTAGGTAAACTATCTGGTATTGTTACCTCATTGTAATAAAACTGTTTTAATGTTACACCTTCTGGAATACTAATAAGATTTTCCTGTAAAGAAATTAATAATATCAATCTATTAACTTCTTCAAGACCTACTTTACTAGATCTCTTTTTAAGTTTTGTTTTTTCTGTTAAAGGTAAATTAGAATACTGCAAAGCTATACCACTGGTATTACTTATAGCTTGAGTTCCACCTAAAGCACCTTCTGGTACTCCTGCTATCTCGCTCATTGTTAATTTTAATTCTTTGGTGTAACTTACACTGGCAGTTAAATCACCTTCTAGTTTTAAATTCTCTACTTTAGATTCTTTAGGTAATCCTCCCCAAATCTTATTTGCACCTTTCTCTAAAGACCCTATTTTTGCTCCAAAAATAATTGTTATTGGTGCAGAATGATAATCTATAATTTCAGATATATCACTTTTCTTCATATTTAATTCCATATTAAGAGGTATTAAATCATCTAAATCACTTAAACCTTCATTTCTACCTGCTACTGGCAAATTCTTTATTTGAACAAAAGGAATTACACCATAGGTGTTAGGTATATCTAAAGTTTTAACTCCACCTT